GATATCTTTATCCAGAATACAAAGCAAATAGAGGAATTAGAAGAGTAACCAATTGGGATCTTTTCGATAACCAACAAGAAGAATCAGAAGCCATTACCAGTCAATTGACAAGATTGGTTGATTACTTAAAGTGTTTACCAGTAGATCTTTTATCAGTAGACAAAATAGAAGCAGATGACGTGATAGGATACATTGCTACTAAACTAGAAGGAAATGTTACGATAGTTTCCAGCGACCGAGACTATTTACAGTTAGTGTCTCAAAGAATTTCCGTATATTCGCCTACAAAGAAAAAGTTTTATGATGAAAAGACGATAATAAAAGAGTATGATTCATCTGCCAACAATTTCTTGATGCAAAAGGTATTACTTGGTGATAATGGCGATAATGTTCCAGGAGTTAAAGGTATTGGTCAAAAAACATTGGCTAAAATGTATCCTGAATTAAGAGACGATGAAGTAATTACTTTAGACGAGATTATAGACAAGGCAAAAAAAACAGAAGGAAAACACTTTACAAGCATAAAGAATTATGAGTATCAGTTAAGGATAAACGAAAAGTTGATGGATCTAAGAAATCCAAACATACCTGATGATTCCTTAGTAGATATTCACGCAATGATTGAAAATCCTCGTAAAGTATTAGAATCTAAAGAGTTCATGAGAATGTACGAAGAAGACGGTTTAGGCGGAGCGATAAACAACTTACAAAACTGGATCTTTACAAATTTTCACAATCTATCAAAATATAAATAATAAGTTATGGCAGTGCTCAATACACTTAACAGTTACGGGAATGGTTTTCAAATCAAGGTTATTTCTAGCTTACTGAAGCACAAGGAATTCTTGCAAAACATTATAGACGTATTAGAACCAGAAGAGTTTGACAATCCAAGTCACCAGTGGATCATTAAGAATACCATATCTTACTTTCATAAGTATCATACTAATCCAACGCCTGAGTACTTATCTATCGAGGTTAAAAAGATGGACAATGAAGTACTAAAGGTTAGCTTAGCGGAACAGCTCAGAGAAGCTCTGAAGAGTTCTAATGATGATAGGACATACGTAGAGGAGGAGTTTAGTAACTTCTGTAAAAATCAACAGCTAAAGAAGGCACTATTATCGTCAGTAGACTTGCTAGGAAGAGGTCAATATGACGATATTAGAACGATAATTGATAAAGCCTTAAAAGCTGGACAAGACAAGCTTATAGGAATGGAGTATGAGAAAGATATTGAAAGCAGATATAGAAATGAAGATCGTAGACCAATGGGAACTCCTTGGCCTAAGGTTAACGAGCTTCTTATGGGTGGACTCGGTAGTGGAGACTTCGGAATTGTATTCGGTAGTCCAGGAGCAGGAAAATCATGGATCCTTATTAATCTTGGAGCAGAGGCAGTTAAACTTGGATATAATGTTAATCACTATACGCTAGAACTTTCTCAAGAATATGTTGGTAAAAGGTACGATGCTATATTCACTGGTATTGATTTTCAGCAGATTCATTTACATAGACCCGAGATAGAAAAAGCTATTGCAAATCTTCCAGGAAAGTTAACAGTTAAGGAGTATGCTATGGGAAAAACTACAATATCAACTATTGAGTCTCACATACAAAAATGTATCACACTAGGAAAAACACCTGATTTAATCATCATAGATTATGTAGATTTACTTAAGTCAAAAAGCAGATCTTCAGAAAGAAGAGACGAAATTGATGATGTGTATACCGCTACTAAAGGAATGGCAAGGCAGTTTAAAATGCCAGTGTGGACAGTTTCTCAAGTAAATAGAGCAGGAGCTAATGATGATGTAATTGAAGGAGATAAAGCTGCAGGATCTTATGGTAAGATTATGATTGCTGACTTTATTATGTCTTGGTCTAGAAAGAGAAAAGACAAAGCTAGTGGTACTGCAAGGATGCACATCATGAAAAACAGATTCGGTCAAGATGGAATGACTTATGGAGCTAAGATTAATACTTCAAACGGCAACATAATCATAGATAATTCAGAGCTTGGAGACGAAGAATTAGAAAATGCATCTCAACAAATGAAACCAATAAATAAGTCTAATTTTTCTACTGATGAAAAACAATATCTAAAGTCAAAGTTCTTTGAACTAGGATTATAATGATCTACTTGTATGGATATTTATTGCCTCAGAATCTAAATAACTAGAAAAATTTATTGTTTAACTACTCGTGGAGTCTATAAAATTCCACAAACTAAACTATTGCACAAAGATGAGTATTTTTAATAAACGAGTCAACTTTAAGCCTTTCGAGTACCCAGAAGTATTAAGTTACGTTGATGCTATTAACCATAGCTATTGGATCCACACAGAGTGGAATTTTCAAAGTGATATCCATGATTTTCACACTAAACTAAATGACAAAGAAAAGAACGCGGTAAAGAATACTTTACTTGCTATTTCTCAAATCGAAGTAAGTGTTAAAGCATTTTGGGGTAAGCTTTACGATAGATTTCCAAAACCAGAATTCAATGCGGTAGGCGCAACTTTTGCAGAATCTGAAGTTAGGCACGAAAGAGCTTATTCTCATTTACTAGAAGTACTTAATCTTAATGGAGACTTTGAGCTTCTTTTACAAGAACCAGTAATACAAGGTCGTGTAGACTATTTAACAAAGTATTTAAAAGGTGCAGCAGATAATTCTAATGAAAACTATACATTGACTTTAGCTCTTTTCTCTCTTTTTATAGAGAACGTGAGCTTATTTAGTCAGTTCGCAGTAATTAAAGCCTTTAATAAGCATAAAAACGTTCTTAAAGACATCGATAACGTAGTACAAGCTACGCAGAAAGAGGAAGCAATACATGCTTTGCTTGGATCTTATATAATTAATCAAGTAAAAAAAGAGCATCCTGATTGGTTTAATGAGGGTTTTTATAATAAAATATATAGAGCCTGTAGAAAAGCTTATGAATCAGAAAGCAATATTATTGATTGGATTTTTCAAGAAGGCGAAATAGACTTTATTCCTAAAGATGTAATAAAAGAGTACATAAAAACTAGATTCAATATTTCTCTAGAGATGATCGGAGGAGAAAAGATATTCGAAATAGACGAAGAGCTAGTAAAACAACTTCAGTGGTTTGACGAAGAAATTTATGCAGAAGTAAACACCGACTTCTTTAATAAGAAGCCAGTATCATATTCAAAGAAAACAAAATCAATAACAGAGAACGATCTATTTTAATATGGAAAACAAATACAGGTGGTTAACACCAGAGAGTCAGACTTTTTTAGAGAGAGATTATTTGTTAACCGGTCAAACTTTAGATCAGAGAGTTGATATTATATGTGCTGAAGCTGAAAGAAGACTAGGAATAAAAGATTTTGCAAAAAAATTTAAAGAAAACATTCAAAAAGGCTGGTACAGCTTATCTACACCCGTATGGACAAACTATGCTACGAATCGTGGACTCCCGATCTCTTGCTTTGGATCTTATGTAGATGATAATATGGAAAGCATTCTGCATAATATAGCTGAAGTAGGAATGATGACTAAAATGGGTGGAGGAACATCTGCTTATTTTGGAAAGCTTAGACCAAGAGGATCTCATATAAAAGACAATGGTCAGTCTGCAGGATCTGTTCATCAAATGCAGCTATTCGATAAGTTAATAACCGTAGTAAGTCAAGGAAAAACAAGGCGTGGTAACTTCGCAGCTTATCTTGACATTGATCATGAAGATATTATGGAATTCTTAACCATTAGAGGTGAAGGAAGTCCAATACAAGATCTTTCTTTTGGAGTATGCGTTCCAAGTCAATGGTTAAAAGAGATGAAAGAAGGCGATGCGCAAAAAAGAAAAGTTTGGGCAAAAGTACTCCAGATCAGGGCAGAATTTGGATATCCCTATATTCAATTTACGGACAACGCTAACAATAATACCGTAGATGTATACAAAGATAAAAACAAAAAGATCTATGCTTCTAACCTTTGCTCAGAGATCATGCTACCTTCTAGTAATGAAGAGTCTTTTGTTTGTTGTTTGTCTTCTATGAATCTACTTCATTTCGATGAGTGGTATGAAACTGACGCCGTAAAGATGATGGTCTATTTTTTAGACACGGTAATGGAAGAGTTTATCGAAAAAGCTTCGCATATTAAATTTATGGAAAGGGCCGTTAATTTTGCTAAGAATCATAGAGCTCTTGGACTTGGAAGATTAGGATGGCACAGTTACTTACAAAGCAAGATGATTCCTTTCGAATCGTTAGAAGCAAAACTTTATAATGTAAAGATCGCTAAGTTCATTAAAGAGCAATCTTATGAAGCATCAACAGAATTAGCACAAATGTTTGGAGAGCCAGAAATGTTAAAAGGATACGGTAGAAGAAACACCACACTTAATGCAGACGCTCCAACAAAATCATCAGCATTTATTCTTGGTCAGGTGTCAGAGTCAAATGAGCCAGCAAAAGCAAACTACTATATAAAAGACTTAGCTAAGATTAAGTTTACAGTAAAGAACACACATTTGGAAGCTTTACTTATAGAGAAAGAAAAGAACACTCAAGAAGTTTGGAATAGCATTCTTATGAACGCAGGAAGTGTACAGCACTTAGAGTTTCTATCTGATCACGAAAAACTAGTGTTTAAGACTTTTGCAGAGATATCTCAAAGAGAAGTTATCATTCAAGCTTCACAAAGACAAAAATATATCGATCAAGGTCAGTCTTTGAACTTAATGGTGCATCCATCTATTCCCACCAAAGACGTAAATGCTCTTATGTTAGAAGCAGAAGAACTTGGTATCAAAGCACTTTATTATCAATACTCTGTTAATGCAGCTCAAGCTTTCACTAGGGATATTCTTAATTGTGTTTCTTGCGAGGCTTAAAACTGCAAAGATAAAAAGAAAATAATCAAAATAATCGATTAAATTTACTTAAAAGGTTATATATGACAGTTACGTTGAGTACAGAGAACATCTATCTTTTAATCATTGGATTATTAATGCTAGTGCAAGTATTTCAGTGGAGATCTATTTTTAGGCTAAAGCATGAAGTAGATAGTGTTTGGAATCAAATGGCTATTTTGGTCGGCACTTTCGGTAAAGAAGTAAAGGAACTACAAGATAAATTTAATGGACTCAAAAAGTAAAGGTTTAGGAGACACAATCGCTAAGATCACTCACTTCTTTGGCATAGACATACTAGCTAAAAAAGTAGCTAAGCTATTTGGAAAAGAAGATTGCGGCTGCGAAAGACGTAGAAACACGCTAAACAAGAAAGTCCCGTACAAAAATAAAAAGTAAGTTATGCAAGAAAAAAGTTATGTGTTAGTGGACGATACGTCCAAGTTTAAAGCTATGATCCAGCACGTTATAGACAAAGAGATCATAGCATTCGATATCGAGACTAATAGTCTTAACTCAAGAACAGGAAAAATTATAGGATTCTCAGTATCAGCTGAAGTAGGTCAAGGATATTACCTTCCAACAATGATACTTTCTAAAGGAGAACTTGTAGACAACGAAATACAAGGACTATCTTGTCACGATCTAGCCAAAAAATATCTTACTTTTCTTATTGGCAAAAAGATAATCGCTCACAACTTTGCATTCGATGGACCTTTCGTTAAGAACTTCTACGGAGTAGATCTTTTATCTAGTCTTTATGCAGATACATTATTGCTAGTTCATACGGTTCAAGAAGAAGGCGCGGGCTTCGGATCTGGTAAGCCTTTTGGTCTTAAAGAATTAGCTAAGTCTATTCAAAAAGAAATTGGTCTTGACATAGATAAGGAAGCAAATGAAGAGCAGCTAGAACTTAAGAGCTCTATTAAAGCAAACGGTGGATCTATTACTAAAGACAATTACGAGATCTGGAAAGCTAATCTAGAAATTCTTGCCAAGTACGCTATTGCAGATACTGATTTAACTCTACGATTATACAATCACTTTATTGCTAAACTGTACGAAGAGAAACTTGATAAACTATTTTTCGAAGATGAAGTAATGCCGCTCTACAAAGAGGTAACTATTCCTATGGAACAGAAAGGCGTTAAGCTAGATATGGAGTTAGTATCCAAAACTAATCTGGAGATACAGGAGACGATGAAAATGTACTTAGATAATGTTACGAATGAACTTATGTCTAAGCAAGAAACGAAGCTCTGGGTAGTTATAAAAGCTACAGAGACTTTTCCATTCAATCATAAAGGCGCGTGGGCAAACAGATACTTAAATGCTCTTAACGTTGAGTTTCCCAAGTCAGAAAAGACTGGTAAGTTTAATCTAAATGAAGCTAACATCAGATCTATGCCTGATGGAGACTTAAAAGAGTTTCTAGTTACAGGAGATCAAAAGTATCTTGATTCTACAGTTGCTACAAAAGTAAGTCTAGATATGTGGAAAGAACATAATGACGGACTCTACTTTAATATTCAGTCTAAAGATCAAATGGGTGAGATCGCTTTTGGAGCTTTAGGAATAAAACCATTATCACAGACAAAGAAAGGAAAGCCCCAGTTCGATGATGATCTTATCCAATCGATTGCCGATAAGCATGAATGGGCAAAAAATCTTAGAATCTATAATCGACTCTTAAAGATAAAGTCTACTTATGTAGAGAGGTTCCTAGAAAGAGAAGAGAATGGTCGCTATTTTTTCTACTATAAACAACATGGTACAGTATCAGGAAGATATGGATCTGATGCTCAACAGTTGCCTAGACCTAAAGAAGAAGGAGATGATGATCCAATAGTAGTAGAGTACACTAACCGAGTAAGAGCTTTCTTTATTCATGATGAAGGCAATATCTTTATTGATAATGACTATGAATCTCTTGAGCCTCACGTATTTGCTCATGTATCTGGAGATGATGGTCTTAAAGA